CATATTCCTTGCAATGGCTTACAATTTTCTTAAAAACATCTTCCTGTGCCATGATTAAATCTTATTTTTTTCAAATTTTCGGCAAAGATACTCTTTTTACACAAGACTACAAAAAAAAAGATGAAAAACTTTGTTAATAGGCTATTACAAAGGGGTTCACGCCAATTCATTTGCAGCACATTGAGAGTTAAAATAACGTGTGTGAACAAAAAACGTGAACGAAAATGATGAACGAACAGAAGTTTTATAAGGAAATTGAAGCCCACTTCAATCTCAGAACAAACAAGTCTAAGAAGCCCGAAATGGTTTACTTAGTTGTACGTATTGATGGAAGACAATACAAACTTTCTAGTGGTATAAAAGTGTACCCACAACAATGGCGCAAAGGTGTTGCCGAGGAGAGCAATTTTCTATGTAGCAGAGACAATAAGAATAATAAAATCGCAAATGAAAAAATAACGGTTTTAAAGAAGCGTTATTCTGAATTTATTTCGTATCTTTGCAACTGTGATAGCGACATCACGGATATGGGCGATTTGCTCAAACAATTTATATATAAAGATATGAACATTAAGAATAAAGAAAAGAACTTTGATGTATGTAAGTTGATTCAAGATGCTTTCGATGAGTATTACAAAATCAATAAGCCCGACACTAAGGAATCTAGCATATACCAGAACAGAAGTATATTAAATCTTTATGTTAGCTTCTTAGAAACTTTAAATAAAGAGAATCAGAAGTTTGCATTCTGTAAAGATGGCTTTCTAAAATGGCGTGCGTTCTTATTGAAGAAGATGAAAGATAGTGCTGATAAGAAAATCAAGTTTGGTATCAAACAAGTTAATGCCTATGGACAACTGATACAGAATTTAATTAATGAAGTCTTGTATCAGAAAAGTAATCTAGGTATCAAAGTAGAGGTTGTAAAATGGGCAAAACTAAAAGATACCAGAGAGAAACAAGACATTGGACACTTTGAACTAAACCAAGATGAATTGGATGCCATCTTCAACTTGCAATTTGATGAAAGTAAGAAAAGTGAAAAAAAGAAAATAGATTTTAGAGAATTATTCAGACTGCAAACATTATGCGGTTTAAGAGTATCAGACTTGCATACTTTGATAGATGGAAACTATCTAGTAGAAGAGCACGAAATAGATGGTAAAATTAACAAATTCTATTTAGTAGAGACTGAGAAAAAGAACTTGAAAGCTTATGTATTAGTGACAGAAGAACTATCTAACACGTTAAATTATGTGAGAAATAGTAGTGTAAAGGATTTCAAAGAAGATACATATAACTACAATTTGAAAAGTTTCTGCAAAATGGCGAATCTTGACAGAACAATAACACGTAAAGACAGTTTAGGCAAGTCTGTAAGTAAGCCATTGTATGAAGTAGTATCAACACATTGCGCTCGTTATACATTTATACGCTCTATGTGGAAAAAAGGCTATAGTGAAATGGCAGTTGCAAAGATGGTCGGGCACACAGATGATACTATGGTTAAAGAAGTCTATAACAAGAAGACAGATGGCGATTATATGGATAAGATTAGTAAGGAAAAAGAGAAAGTTGAACACACCCAAGAAACTGTATCTATCAAGCCAAAAGAGAAAACATATGTAATTAATGGCTTCTTTGCCTATGATGATATTGAAGCTTTGATGGATATGCAGCAGTCAGGTATTAGTATCTATAATGATGCTAGACTTAAAAAGGCTATGACTATCATAAAGAAGTCTGTAAGTAGCTCTACAATGAATAAAGTTATCAAGATGCGACAAGATGCCGATAAAGAAACGATAGAAGCATTTAAGGAGAAAATATGCTCTATTGAAAGGTTCATCTGGGATATGGGCAAATACTTTGCAGATACCAAACTGTATATGATGTATCAATACAAGTTAAATAAGTTAGGGCTTCTTTCTACCAAGCCATTTACAGATGAAGAATTAGATATGATATGGCAACAAGAACTTGCAAATGAAGAACTTGAATACTATAACACAAATGGTTTACAATAACCTCAGCTACTTCATTTTGTAAAATTTGCACCACAATCTGCACTTTAGCCATATTGTCTAGTATTAATCATAGCGATTAAAGAAAAGAAAGAGTTTAGAGACATCAGAAGAATCGAAGGCAGTTTTGCAGCTGTTTTCGATTTTTCGTTTCTAAATGTCGCACAAGCATCGGTGGCGTGGGGTTTCAGCGGCTTCATGCTTAAAATTTAACCCCATACCCCTATAAACGAAAAGAAGGCTACCACCGAAGTGATAGCCCCCTTAAAATGCAAATATAATATTCTATAGATACTTTATTTTTCTTTAGGTAATCTAGCTGTAAGAAGTGTTTCAAACTTAGTTTGTTTATCTTCTTTCTCTGCACTTAAAATTAGCTTCACATCATTATCTGCTAGATTCTTGATGGCTTCGATTACCTTTTTGTAGTTAACTATGCCAATATTAGTTAGAACACTATATAAACCATCAGCACAGTATCTTGTACCAGCAAACTTAGTGCCTACTTTAGCTATTAATTGTGGTAGTACTTCTTTTGCTATTTCCAAATTAAGCTGTTTCTTAAAAGTTACCTCTTTTCCTTTCATCATCTTACCTAAAACTGTTGGTGTTAATACTCCAGACTGCCCAAACAAATATATACTAATAGTGGATATTTTTACACCTTGTGCCAGATACTCATTTGCAAACTTAGCTACCTTATCATCTGGTTTATACAGCACAGCACCTTTAGCATAGTCCTCAGCTTTCCACTTGACACTCTCGATATTAGTTACAGCTAAGAGTTCCTTTGTGTCTCTGCCACTATAATCTAGAAAGAAACGAATAGAATCATCTGTGATAGTTTTCTCATCATTATCCTTTTCTTCTTCCAACAACTTCATAGCAGCTTTATAACGGTGCTGACCATCTACTATAACAAGACACTTCTCTGCATCATCGTTAGTTATATCTGCTCCATCTGGTGATACCAAGCTACAGCCATCATCTACAGCCTTCTTACCTTCTACTACCATCATAGGTACTAGATTCATTCTACACTCTGATAGAGATTTAACCTTACTGTTTACATTACCCTTAGCTATATCTCTATTGCCTTTGATAAAAGCTATCTTCTTATCTTCTGCCTTCACGTCTGCCAATGTGAAAATTTCCTTCTTCTCCATAATTATAGGTTTATTTTATTTGTTAATACTACGTACCTCATCACAGTAGCTTCTTTCTGCACGCTGCAATTCTTTGTAAGCAGCTGTTAAATCCGCCAAAGCATCCTTATTATTACTCTCTTTAGCATCATCCATTAAGCACTCAATATCGGCATAAATATCACCAATATCATCACCTATGACATCATCCATAAAAGACTCTATACAATAAGTTTTTAAGGTATCTTCTACTTTCTTCAAAAACTTGTCTTTAGCAGTCTCCACAACTTCATTATTATTTGCCTTCATATCTATATATGCTGGATACCTCCCTACATTGATTCATGCAAATCCACGGGCTACAGCATCTGTTAATGGTTTGCACTAGTCAAAGCTTTTATTTGACGGGTGCAAAGATAAGGCAAATTCTAATAACCTCCAAAGATTTTAAGGCATTCGCTAAAGGGTTAAAAATAGCACAAAATTAACCCTATAAGAAATAACGGCTTTGAATTGTAGATATTTCGACATTCTTATATTTCTTTATATAGTTCTTTAGATAATTCAGTTTAGAGCCATCTTCCCTATACTCTTCAAAGAAAGGTTCATCATCTGAAATACCTAGTATGAATATCATTCTACTTACCAATAAGCTCTTATCCTTAGAAGCATATTTAGCTTTATCTGCCACCTTATCCTTTAAGAACCAGCTAAGATATTTGTTAAATAAAACAATCTTGTAGATAGGTTTCAAAGTAACTATATCCTCAACATCTAGTCCTACAACATCAAACAAACCATTATTATCCTTATTTTCCTCTAGACAATTATGTATAGCCATCTTTATTAAAGTTAAAGTTGTAGGGTTTGTTACCTTAATGGGGTGCTTACCTACCTTTAAAGTAAGGACACCAGAACCTTTACATTTAATAGAACCATTCTTAAACTCTGGCTCTAACTTATCTAGTTCATCTTCCAATGCCTTTAGTTCCTGCCTAGGATTCTTTTTGCTTTTTATTGCATTATCGGTTTGTCCTTCTACAAAATCTTTAATAGCTAAGCAAAGATACCAGAACTTATCAATATCCAGCCCAAAAGCTTCTAAGGTATCTAAAACTTCTGTACTAGCTAAGTATTTTTGTTCTCTATCTGTATTGATATTACCTGCAAAGAATTTATTTGCAAACTGTTCTGGCACTAAAGATTCTGTAAAACCACCATATACTGTTTTGCCATTTTCATCTACATAGATGACATCAGGGTCATAAGAAAGCCAAAAATGATTAGCCACATCTATTAAATAATCTAGAAGTGGGTCATTGTATGCCAAATAATCATTTGCCTTTATTAGTTGTTTCATATCTTATCTATTTAATTTAATTAGTTAATAAGCAGCAAAGATAACAAAAAAGGCTGATACCTCAAATGATACCAGCCCTTATTAACTCTAATTAATTATTCATCTTTCTATCTACTACATCTTCTATCAACTCCTTCACCTTATTCATAGTTTCACCGTGTGCTTCTATTAGCTAGTTCTTGAAGTAAACTGATACCCCAAAGATTGCACCTCCAGCTGTAAAAGCCTATGCAATATAGATAAGTGTTCCACTAGCTATAGTATGGATGGATAAGAAGCTAAGGAATGCTAGAAGAATGCCACTAGCTATCATTACCATAGCTGTAGTATATTGTGCCTTATCCTTAAAGCCTAGTTGTTTCCAGTTTTCTTTCATCAGCTTACACCATTATTTGTTATCGTAAAAGTCTAACTATATTCTCTATCAGAATCAGAAGAAGTATTTTCTGCTTTGTTCAAATAGATTCTAACATATCTCTTTAATCCATTGCCTAATTTCAACGTTACAGTAACTGGTGAATCTAGTGTACTTTCTATGTGGGTCTAACTATAAGTAGGTGTGGTATTAGTAGAACTGTATGCAATACCACTTCCATACACATCATAGCCAGCAGTATAGCTATAAGTAACATCAATAGTTTTAGCTGTAGCATCATAGTTAGATGTAGTTATACTGAATGATGTAGGCTAAATAGGTGGTGCTACATAAGTATTAACTAAGCCATGGTTTTCTAATCTGGTTATAATCTCATTAACAGCTTTCTGCAAAGAAAGAATGTCTGTAGCTTTGGTATTACTAAAATGGGCTATGCTTTCATAGTCTGACGTTCTTCTACTAATTATGTTTCTAAGACTATTCTTCTAACCAAATGATAGCATGAAATCAGATACTACTGAACCAGAAGAATCTTTAGTGTTATAGGCATTGATACCACCCAGCAGATAATTATCAGAATCCTTAATAGCTAATCCCATAGTACCAGCTATTAGCCTACTCTTAGTCTTCAAAAATCTCATGGTTAGCAAATCATCATCAGAAGAACTTATTACACTACCACTTTGATCTAACGTTTCCTTTGTCTAGTTACCCATGATGGTAACTACAGAAGCATCAGACTGTATCTTTTCACTTCCCTTATACTAGTTATTTATAGCTACTCTACTACCAAAACTATAATTATTAACTGTAGCTGGAATATAATTAACTATAGGAATGTTAGATGTACTTTCTATAAAATCACCACATCCCCAATTATCTGGATTTCCATCTAATCTATCTGTATTTGTTCTATCCTTTATCACATCTAATCTATATGGTGAATAGTTAAAGGTACTCCAATCTATAGCCCCACTAGGCTACTTATCCCTATAACCCACAAAATTCTACGAACCTACAGTTTCAGTATAAACCCTGAGTAATATTAAAGAATGCCGCCATTCCCAGTAAGTTGTACGCTCACCAGTCTTCTTTGTAGCATTTAAAGGGAAAAGGGCTTCAAAGTCTTCCATGGTTATAGGAATTGTCTAGCCATCCACAACTCTAGTCCATCCACCATTTCCATCTCTATCAGATAGTGTTTTACCTGCTGTATCATATCCATTAGGGTTAGCTACTGTTCCTGGGTCTAGAAAGTCCAGATTACTGCATCTAATACTGTTTGTTGCCTTCAAATCTTCCAAAGACTGATTAGATACCAGACTAACATCAGATTCTACAATCTCATATTGCTTACCTACTAGATAGGTTTGAACCAGCCAAGTTCTACAGTTAGAATCAGTTTCATCATACTTACCCTAGGTTATACTGCATTTACCAGCAGAATTTCTAAATGGTGTTGTTCTGATTCTCTACATAGATTTCAGGTAGCAGTTTTCTGCTATCACTCCTTTGCTTCTAACTATGTGGATATGTCTAGAAGTATTTGAATAATCAGGTATATCTAATTCACTATCATCAGATGTAAGTATAGTACCCCTAAAGGCAAAAGCATAGCAGTTATATAATCCTATACTGTTGCTATCCGTCACAAAATAGGAGTTTCCTCGATATAATATATCTATATCTATTTCACCATCTTCTTCATCTAAAGATAACGTATTAGTATATCTACTGGCTTCTGCTCCACATCCCTATAAGGTAACAGAATTACAGTTATCCAACTTATAACCTACTCCACATCCATCAGCAGCACAAGCCTACAAAGATGAATAGCTAGTGCCCTTCAAGTTATAGCCAGCATTTAAGCAGCTATTACAGTAGCATGAAGTAAAGTTCACAGAAGTAACACCAAGAATCTTAAAGCCGCTTTCTGCTACTCTCCATGCTCCTACATTCTTAAATGAGTTCTGAACTGCTCTATAGGCTTCATAAGCATTACCGCCAATATCTCTTAACCATACATCAGATAAAGATACATTCAAAACAGAAGAATCATAGCTAGACAAACTACCAGTTAAGGATGAAGGAGAATAGTTAAAATTGATAGCATCATCTTTACCTCTATCAGATGAATTTGTAGTAATACATATATTACTTATGCTAATATCTCTCACACCAGTAAAAGCTGTTCCGTTTGGATTTACCTTATACGTTTCAGGATAAGTAAGATTAGGCTACTGGGATGATTTTATTAAACCTCTAGAATAGTTCTCACGACCAGTTAAGCCTACCCATCTACCCTAAGACTATATCTTAGTTCTTTCTTTATCCCATTGTTTCCATTCCTCACTATTATCATTAGGATAATATAAAGGATGGTTTTTATTCTTATCTCTATCTCCATCATAATAACCTACAGCACCATCACCTAAATAAAATCTGTTATGTCCATTCTTCAAATCCAAAGTAGGACAATTTTTAGCATCAGTAGCTGTATTATATTTCTTCTTATCTCTAGTTACATATCCCAAAGCCACAGTAGCCTTTTGATATGCCAATGTATCTTTTTCAAAGTAACTAGGCTTCTTCATAAATGGGGTTCTTATTATAGTGTTGTAGATTCCCTATCCTTCTATAACCGTACCATCATGGATATAAACAGCCCTAGTTACTAAAAACTCTCCACTACCAAATACTATTTTCTTGCCAGATGTATATGCTGCATCTAAAGCAGACTGGATTACTTCTGTCATATCCTAATCAGAAGTGGCAAAGATGTTAATAGTATCTTCTGTAATGGAAGTGCTAGTATTATTGATGCTAGACTAAGAGGAACTGCTCTTACTGGAAGAACCAGAAGAACCAGTATTCTTAGCTTTGGCAAATGATTGTATATTTATCATACTTCCTTTAGTTTTATATGTACTGTACTTTCTTTCAAATCTCTATCAATAGACTGAACAAAGAAGTTTCTATTTAATACCTTACTATGTAATATAGAATGGATGCTAATAGAAGGTGAATCATGCAAATCTGTTTCCATGATAAGTTTAGGTCTAGAATAAGAAAGATAGTACTGATTGATATAATGCTCCTCTGGTTTTGCCGTTTCCATTGTAGTAGCATTGTAGATACTTTCTAATGGTGTCTGGGAATCTGTTTCTATCACTGCATTCAGGTTTACAGTGTTCTTTATTCCCTTCTTAGCACATTCAGAACTACTTAGCTAAGTAATAAACTTAAATTCTACATCATCTTTCTTATTAATAAATCTATCCGTTTCATTACTCATATATATCAAATCATTATCCTGCTTATTCTCATTCCCTCCCTAGTCTGAATATATTTTGCACTCAAAATTCTTTATAATGATGTTTTCTATATGAGATAAGACAAACTTAGTATTATTGTACCATTTAGTATGTCTCCAGAAAGAAGGATGTCTTCTAGTTATATCATTCCAAGTTAGATTAACTGGTCCTAATATTCTAAACACAACAGCACCAGATAAAGCATCAGATTTCTTAATCGGTATAGCAGTACCCTTAGCATCCAGATTCATAGTATAGCTAATGTTATTCTATATATCAAATTCATCACCTATAATCTTATCCCCTATCTTTGGGTCTATACCTAAAGAAAATGTGGTTTTCTTTTCACCATCTATAGTAGGTTCTTCCCCAATCTTTACCCATTGATAGGTAGAATTTCCATAGGTATCTATATTAGTTTCTACCAGTCTTTTATTACCTATAATAAGTTCACATTCAAGAATAGGTAGTTTCTTAAACATATCTGTAGAATCACCATTAGCAGTATAGTTATACTGTAGTTCATGGTTAGCCTTATCTGGTGTCCATGGATGAAGGCTTAAAGCATTAGATAAATAAGAAGAAGGTGTATCAGATGGCTTTTCCTATGTGTACCACCTTCTAGTATAATATCTACCATCCCCATTATTATCACTAGGTACTGTTCTATGCCAATAATCACCCCTATCATGCTTCTAAAGGATGGAAAAGATTTCTGTTTCCCTCTGTATAGGCATCAGGCACATTTCACCACTAAACACTAAATAGTTAGTAGTAATATCATCTGTTGGGGAAAAAACACCACCTGAGTTATTACCTATATATTCTATCATCCCACTTCTATCTTTTATTGTCTAATCAGAAGGAGAATGATTTGTTTCCGTATCATCCCCATTACCATTAATTGAGATATACAGATAAGTATTCATATCTATTTTTGATGTAGGGGAATTATCAGTAACATCATTCTACTTTTTTACGCTACCCATTTTAAAGATACATGGAATAAGCTAGTTATCCTTTAAGTACTTTGGTAGCTTCCACTGATTTACATAAACCCCATTACTCAGTTCACAAAGACTAGTTATATATCCTTTAGGTGTTATAAAGTTCCAGTTTGTATTATACATAGCCTATAGATACCAGTCCACAATTTTACAAGCATCATAAGAAGCAGCCCTATCATGGATCATATCAAAGAAGGCATTATTAGCCCTCACACCTTCACCCTCTGATATATATTCAGTCATAAATTTCTGCTTACCATTATAAAGGGAACTTAGATTTTCTGAATCCATAGGGCTTTCTATAACACTGTCCTAATCTTCCAAACTACATTTTATAGATACCTGATTATATACGTCTGCTACAGATAAATTTGTATCATCACTAGAATGCAAATCTGCTGTCATTTCTAATAATGTAGGGGTAATAGTTACAGCTGTATCTTCTGTAAGATTATACCAGCCAGTTCTTTTGTCCTTTATAGTATTCCAGTCATATATATAATAATCAAATCCATCCTAGATAATATGAAGGTTAAGATATTGCATCATCTAGCTAATTACATCTTCATTAGTCCAGACATCATCAGCTTCATCACCCAGCATATATAACTCACTCATGCTACAATCTGAAAAGATTGTTTTCTCCTTTCCCTTAGATACACCTTTAGACAAATCATAGAAAATCTTTCCCTTAGTACCATTAACTATGTCTATATCCTGAATATCTAGCATTATCTAATCCAACATATCTTTGAATGATTTTACACTAGCTTTAGCCCTAGAAGCCTTATAGTTATTCAGATTAACATCACCATAGTTATAGTACTGTAATGTAGCTAAAGCATCTGTAGTATTTACAGTAAACTCATCTAGCCCATTAACAAAAGGCTAGCTAAATGTATTAGGTTCAACAAAGCCAGCATAAATACACTTATCTCCCTTATAAATGTTTACTTTGATATTACGTGAATTGTCTGCAAATAGCTTATCACCTATATAATCTTTAGTAACTAAATTAATACTGGCAGACCTCTTAATAATAGTCTGAAAAGTATCTTCATTATCTGTTTCTATAGAGATAGGGCTACCACTAAAGTATAGCCCATTCTCTCCTATAATCATTTCTTCCGTTTTATCATTATTACTTAATATATGTACTGAATAAAGCACATTATTAATGTCTCTAAACTATCCATGAATATACATAATTACTTGATTCCAGTTATTTTTCCAGATTTAGCCTTTATATTGCTATAGTTCCTTAGTGAACCATACAAATCTGAACCTTTTAATTTGAAATTAATCTAACCACCTATTCCACCAGTAGCCCCAGCATTATCAAGCATATTAAATAAGTTTCTTTGCTATGTGCCATTCAGAATCATTTCACCAGCATTCACTCTAGCCAGTAACTAATCCCCATGAGTTGTAGCTCCGTTAATGATACCACCTTCTGCATAAGAACCAGACAAATAACCGCTAACAGTAGCAGCGATACCTACCACTGTTGCTATTACTGTTGCTACTGCTGCTAAGTTAGCTGGGAATGGCATCTTCATAGCACTAGCAGTACCAGCAGCTGTAGCCAAAGCAACATAAGACATAGCAGCAGAAGCTATCTAAGCAGTTACCTAAGCCAACATTGCTACAGTATCACCAGCTCCTAACTAAGACATAGCAGAACCTAAGCCCTGAAATGCACTAGTTAAAGCCAGAACTGACTACTGGTTATTCTCCAGCCATCCCGACATTTCCACCAAACCGCTAATTTCTGGCTAAGGTACTTTGATGTTATTTATAGCATCCATATCAATAGAAAAAGGATTAACCGATTCTGTATCTATTTCTGATATTATATCCTTTAAGTTAGTACCTTTTAGCCTTATCTCCAAAAAGCGTTTTTCTTCTATCAGATTATCCAGTTCCTTATTTATCTTCTGATAGTCCATAGGATTAACTGTTACAGATAATTGCTTCTGCTTTAAGTTAATCTAGTCATTATACCATGCTATAGAACCTTCTGGATTTTCCTATTTAGTCTGCTTGAAATTGTTCTTTACTCTAGTTCTATGTGGTACTTTTACAGTACCTACCTTCTTAGTAGTCTTAGCTATAACATCAGATACAACTTTAACAACTCCCTCAGAAAGCTGCTTTGTTACAGTATGAATCTTACCATCCTTTGCTTTATAATTATATGAATATGATTCACCATTCTTTAGGTATCTGTTACCTACCTTATATGTACCAGCCCTTTTGTTTCCATTAAGAAACTATCCTCTTTTAGCCATAAATTCCTCAGCAGAATCACCAAAGGTTAGCTGTCTCAACTTAGTAGAAGCATCATCTATAGCATCATTCAGCCAGTTTACGCTTTCTGTTATACCATCAAAGATAGAAATCAATCCATTCAGGCTACTTTTAACAGCTGGCTCTATCAACTTACCTATAGCTGCATAAGTTTCATCTATCGCATCATTTAAAGTAGATATTTTACCCTCTACTGTCTCACTCATATTTACAGCCATATTGTGAAACTAACCACCCTAAGCTGTAGCATCAGCAAAAGCCTAGGCTATCTGTTCTACAGATATTTCACCTTTGCTTACTTTATCTAATAACTCTCCTATGCTTTCACCAGTCTGCTTAGAAATAACAGATAGAGGATTAAAACCAGCATCTATCATCTAGTTCAAATCTTCTTTCATCACCTTACCAGATGCAGACATCTAAGAAAAGGCTAAAGCTAATCTTTGCATCTTATCAGTATTACCCATAGCTACATCACCTAACTATTTCAGCGTTGGCAAAACTCTTTCATAGCTTATACCAAAACTAAGCATAGTCTATGCAGCTTTGGCTAATCCCTCAGTATCATAAGGAGTTTTAGCCCCATATTCCTTCAACTGGTTTACTAAAGAAGAAGCCTTTTCACTACTATTTAATAAGGTAGTGAATGATACTTCTAATGATTCTATCTTACTTCTGGCTTCTATAGCTTTAGTTCCAATCTCCTTAACTGCTGTAGCTATAGCTAGTGGTGCTAGATACTTTGCACCCATGCTAACTAAGGAGCTTCTAATATTGTTGATAGATAAAGATGCACTATTAGAAGAACTTCGTAAATTTCTAATCTGTTGCTAACAGTCCTATAACTGATTTCTGAACTGTTGATTTTCAAGTAATATTCTTGTTACAAAATCCGCTTGTGCCATTATTTATGTAGTTTTAAATAGTTTTCTGCTTTTATTCGTAACCTTTCTATATCCTCTTTACTTATGCTAGTATCTCCCTAGACTTCCTCCCATGGAAACCTTACTATATCCTACAGCTATAAACGCTTCTTACTATTTACCTAAGCAACCATATAGGCTATTAGTCTATTGGCTTCCCATAAGTCTTTATTAGCATAGTAAGAATATCTCATAGCAGCCCTAACTTCATACATTTCCATTTCATCTAAAACATACTTTGGATTATAATGAAGCTAGATAACTAAGATTGCATAAATTTCTGAGATACTCAACTTTTTTTTTCATCACTATCTTCTGGCTAAGTGAAAAGGTTATCTTTGCCCAAAGTCTCAGATGTGATAGTATTTAACTAAGCAATTATAGAAGGGTCATTATCTATAGCATCCAGAAAATCATCCCATGATAATGGTTTGTCTTTATTACTAGCTAATATCATGCTATATAAAAACAGATAGTTATCAAGTGTTGTTCTAATCTGGAATGCTTCACCTTTTATCTGTTCAAAGATAAATAAAGCTCTTATTGTATATCTAATTTCATATTCTGTATTATTGATTGTAATTGTCTTCATAGTCTGTACAAAATAAAAATAGCCCTCATGCCCTCATAGCTAAAGGCACAAAGGCTATATGGTTATAAAATTTAAACTTCTACTTTCTTTAAAGCCCCAACACCAGTAAACTGTACTGTATATGTCGCATATTCTCCATTTGGCGCATTAAGTTCTAAAGAGGTAATAATTACCTTACCTTCATAATCTGGTTTACTAGCTGTCCAGCCAGTTTCAGGCACATCAGTATCTGTTTCTTTCTTTTTGCTAAAGGTTGCTGATACTGGTGTTTTTGCTACCATTATATCAAACAAATCATCAAAGTTACTTCCTTTACCATCTATTGAATACATGTTTTCACTTTGTGCTGTCCAGCTTAATTTGCTAATCTCATTGCTAGCCCAATCACCACCACCTTCATCTTTATTAGAAGTGTCCTGAGTATCACCACTAATAGTTAATGTGTGTGAAGTTGCATAGGCTATTGATTTGCTGTTTAAAAACAGCATCATATCACCACCTTTTATTTTACTCATTGTAGTTCTATTTTAAAAGTCAATGTCTATATAAACGTATCTTCTATATAATCTTCTGTTGCATCATCTATAACAATATCCTCTATAGCTATATCTGAATAAGTACCCTTTTTATGCTCCAAAGCTTTTCTAACCTTAATAGCTAAATCTATACTCTCTGAATAGTTAGAAGAAGCTATATTTATTTCTACAGAAACATTTTCATTAGTATTATCCTTAGTGCTTTCAGGAGTTAATCCAGTTCTCTTATAAATGATGAATGGGAATGTAGTACCTTCATCAGCTATTAGGGGATAAATCTTCTTATCTATATCTATACTAGTCTGTAGTATAGTATATATTGCTTTTCCTATATTTAAACTATCCATCATCTGTTATTAGCCGCTCTTAATATTGATTCCTTTAACATCTAATTCATGCTTTCAAATATAGAAGTTTCAGAAGTCCTTTTAGCTTTATCAAAGAAATATGCACTTCTTATTCTTCCTCTGTTTCCACCCCTACCAGTTCTTCTAAGATGCCGGACGTCAATATAGCCGGTTATTCTATGTCCTTTGGTACGTCTTAAAGCTGTTCCTTTCTCAAAAAACTTCAAACGGAAATCACCCATGATATGCACCTTAGCGACATTAGCCCCATTCTCTTTAACTAGTTTGCACTTAACACCAGACTATAGGGATTTTCCATATTTAACAGACCTCTTATTAGAGTTCCTAACCACTCTTTTCAGCTAGTTTCTAGTAGCCTTAACTAACATGTTTCCAGCCTTTCTTAGTGTCTATTTAAAAGCCTTATCCTATTCCCTGCTAGTTAGTCTGCTAAACAAAGCCTAAACCTAGCTATCATCAATATCAATCATTAATTAATTCTGTTCTAATGATGATGCTTTGCTTATCTCTATCTGGTTCTACTGATAGGATTCTATAAAGCTTTCCCTTCCACTATATCCTATCTTTTTCATCTATGTTATGATAATACCTAATAGTGAATATCTTAGTATAGTTAAAAACTATCTCACCATTCTCAGTGTCTCTATTACCTGATTCAAACTACACATCTGAGCGTGTTGTTATATAGTCTGTCCACTGAGTACCATTAGCCCCATATTCATTCTATGATATTGTTGGCTTCTATATGGTTATTACCTCTTTTAATCTACCAGCATTCATCTTACCTAAAAATTACGGTTAAGGTTTACTAGGTATTTGAAAGAATAGGGTACATCTGATATACTTGAATAAGTAGTAGCTTCCCTATTTGCATATAGATTTCCAACTAATAGAAGAATGGAATGAATAACAGAAGGTGGCAATTTACCACCTTCCAGTTGTTCATTCAAAGCTATGTCGGTATTCTTTTCTATAGCATCTTCCGCCACTAATATCAGACTGTTTATATAGCTATCATCATCCTTAAATGAATCATCTATATTCAGATGCTTCTTTGCTTCTTCAAGTGTTACATACATAGCTTTTATACAGACTAAAATTACTTCAATACCTTCTTTACAAAAGATGCTGCTCTTTGTGGCTTAGCATCAAAATAAGCATTTACTACCAGTCTGATTTTACCGTTAGCTGCTTGTGTATAAGGATCTACGGTTAAATCAATTCCTCCCCATTGTCCGATTACCAAATCATTAAAGTTACCTAAAATAAGTCCTTTCTTAGCCATGCCGTTAGTAACTAACACTGGATAACCATCAACTTCACCGCTATCCATCAACATTCTAACATCTGATTTAGTACCACCAATAGCAGTAGTTTTCAAAGTAGCCTTAGCATAAGGGGATGCAATAAATGTAATATTACCACTAACATTAGCTTCCTCTAACTTCTGTTCCATGGCTACAATATCCTTATAAGTAATATCTGCTTCATCAGCTACAACTGCATTAAACAAACCAGCTGGCTTTGTAGTACTACCAGCCTCAGCACCTAAAATAGTAGCTTCAAGTTTGTTACTAATTGCATCTACAATATCCTTTCTAAGCAAAGCTTCTGCTGAAACAGAATCCTGAATAAGGAACTGCTTAGAAATATCTACATAAGCTGTTAATCTCTTTGGGCTAAGTTCTACTTCTCCAAAAGTACCAGCACCATCAGCAGCAGCATCAACTTCACCAGCCCAACCTACTGTAGAACCATCATAAGTAGGAATTGAAACGTTACCTACTAAACCAGTCATAAAGTTAGCACCAGCAGCACTAAGTACTAATTTATCTCTAAGTGGTGCTAAGATATTCAACTTATCTTCTGCTACAATCTCCTAGCCATGGTCTGCTACGGTTGCCTGCACATCTGCTCTTTCTTCTACTGGAAGGATAATCTAGCCACTATAACTTTGTCCTGATTTACGCATTTCAGCGATACCAGCGTTTACTACCTATTGGCTTCTTTCGTCTAACTGTTGGTTATTAGCAATAGCTCTAACAGCCTTTAAAAGTGAAAAAGTTTCTTTCTTCATTGTTTCTTTTTTATTCAATTTCTGATTTAACTATCTAATTTCATTCTCTGTATCTGCTATCTGTTTACACAAATCATTGTATTCTCTTTCTTCATCTGTAGTTAGCTTTCTTGATTCATGCTTTCCCTGATTGATAATATTTTGTGCTTTTAACTACAGCTGTTCCTTCTTATCTATTAATTCTATTGAGTTCATTTTAGTTTTGCTTCAAGTTCCTGATAATATTCATCTATTTCTTTCTGTTCTTTCTGTTTCAATTCATCCAGCCCTCTTGTGTTTACTGTAGTAGAAGAATAAGCAGCCTTATATACTGGTGATACATCAAATAGCTCATTAATGCTATTTATGGTTCTAAGATAGCTTCCATCCTCCCTTTTCTACCATGAATCACTTTTTACAGTAAAAGCAAAAGAACTAGTAGAAATATCTCCTCTTCTAAGTCCTTCCAGCAGTTCGTCACCCAAAGCTGTATTAGGTGCTTCAAAGCTGTATTTCAAACCTCTATCATCAATAGATAAAGTTAAGCTACCTACACCTTTGTTACTCCTAGCTAATACACCCTTATCTTCATTGTGATTAAGTAAGCAAAGCACATCAGATTTTTCTATGATGCCATCTAAAGCACTTCTACTTATTATCTCATGGAATCCACCTAAATCATTAGATAAGCTATCAAATACAATAGCATATCCTTCTACTGTTCTTCCCTCTAAACTGGAAACATCACCCAAGTTTCTAATTTCCTTCATTTAGCTTTTCTTTGATTGTATTAGTATTGTCTGGATTATCAGAAGTAGCTTTCTTCAATGTCTGTATATTAACCTATACAAATGAATTGTCTCCATCTGGTAAAGCAGGTAAATCTAGCTCTTTTCTTATCTCGTTAGTTGTTATAGCACCAATCTAGAATAATGTGTTATAGTAGTTAGCCAAAGATTGCTTATCTACTCTTAACAAAGGTGCTGTAGAAAATCTAACATCTATGCTATCTCTTTCACTAGGCTTATATAGCTTTCTGACAAATTCACCTTCAAACTTTTCTAGTAAAGGCTGCAAAGTATCTGTTAAGAAGGCTATCTACATCTATTCTATAGTATTGTAGCTACTCTTTGATAAATCAAAAGCCTTTACTGGTGATACACCAAAGAATCTACAAATATCAATCACATTAAACTATCTAGTTTCCAATAGCTATGCATCAGAAGGGTTTACCGTTACAGCTTGAAAATCCAAATCTGCATCCAGCACAGCCACACCGTTAGGCGTACCAGTATTACCACTAAAAGCACTGTTCCAGCTTGATTTAAGTGTTTCCTTCTATTTAGAAGTTAGAGGTGAAGAACTTTTAAGAATACCAGCACAGTTAGCACCACCTTTAAAGAATCCCTCAGCGTTTTCTTCTGCATCCATGGCTAAACCTAATGTTTTTCTAGCATAGGCTAAAGTAGATATACCCTCATAGCCATCACTGGTAAAATTCAGGATATGAATCATATTGCAATCTTCTACAACATTCTTCATTCCAGTAATATTATAGCTAATAGTATCTCTGATAGTTTGTGGCTTTAGTATTGTAACCAGTTCTGTAGGTATATAATAAAGAGCTTTAGCGTTTCCTCTTTCATCCCTATCTATATAAGCATAAGCATTACCAGTAAGAAGCATACTTATCACCATAGTTTTCATAAAGGTGAACTTACTCATATTCTGATTCGGTTCACGGTTTAAAAGATTGTAAGTAGGGTGCTCAGTGTATTTCATCTTATATCCTAGCTAATCTACCCTATAAGGTTCTAGTGGTAACTAAGCTATTGAATCAGATATAACTTCAACACATCTATAAACAGCAGATAACAGCATAGCTTTATTATTAGCATAGCTACTAGCACTGTTATAAGATAAGAAATCACCAAATAAAGCCCTTTGCTCTGGTTTTTCCTTTTGCCAAAATTTCCATTTCATATTATAAATATTTCTTTTCCGTTATTTGGGTTTTGCAAGTAACATCCTAAAGCTGTTATCATTGCTATCACACCATCTATTTTCATCTGCTTCTATGTCTTAATTGGTTTGACATTCTCATTATGATCTTCTTTAATATGCACATTAGAGAAACACCATCTAGTTATTTCATTGTTATCTATAACTACCTTACCTGATAAAATCAATCTTTCAAGTTCCTTTGTAGGCTAGTTAAAGTTACCTATGCTCTAGCTATATTCTTCCAGAGGTAAACCTTCTTCTGTAGCCTAGATAGCCCACTAAGTAGCATTCCACTTATCATAGCCTACCTTCTGGATGCTAACAGTATCAATCCATTTAAGCATATCCCTAGTTATATAATCATAGTCTGTAACATTACCACTAGTTATATTTAATTGATGCTGATTTCTCCATAGTCTATATTTCTCCCTATTACTATTGTTTGCTAGACATGATTCAGGTAGATAATAGTAGTTCTTAAAGTAATAGATACCATCCTTAACCACTAAATAGCTTACAGCAGTTAAATCACTGGTAGCTGATAAATCCACACCTATATAACAAAGTTCATCCTAGAAACTAGCCAGATTTACATTCTTAGTGCTGTTCACAATATTACTATCAGATAACCAGACTTCAGAAGAATCACACCATAGATTAAGGGTTTTAGTCTTTACACCAACTTCTTCAGATGGATTATTAAGTGCTGATTTTACCTATTCCTTAATATACTTCTTAGTTACAGTTATATCCATATTAGGGGTACATTTCACCCAGTTATCTTCATCTGTCCAATCATCATTATCATCCATAGAATAGATAGCAATAAACATACTATCATCTTCTTTCAGTTTATGAAGAATCTCAATAGCAGTACTTCTTAGCTAATAGCAGGGCAAAGTTTTATCAAAACCAGCAGTAGTTATAGTGCAAAGATGTGGATTCTGTCGCATACCCATAGAAGACTTAATTACATCCCTAACCTTACTATTCTTAGCAGCGTGATATTCGTCAATTAAGCCAAAGCTGGCATTAAAACCATCAAGTTTAGAAGCATCAGCAGCAAACACTTTTAACTAAGAAGCATTCACATTAAACTTAATTCCCTTTAAATGTGAAGTAAGATATTTGCCACTAGGGTCTAGCTGTTTGGCAAACTCATAACAAAATTCAAAGGCTATCTTAGCCTATTCTCTAGAGTTTGCAGCTAAATCTACCTCAGCACCATCTTCACCATCAGCTATCAGGAAATATAGGCACAAAGCAGCAGCTAGGGCTGTCTTTCCATTCTTTCTAGAAACTTCAATATAACTACTGGAATATCTTCTATCATTTGTTCCCTTCCAGTAGAACCCGACAATATTAGCTACTACAAACTGCTACCATGGTTCTAGTATGAAGTTCTAACCAGATGCTTTTCCCTTAAAGTGTTTCATTGTACTTATAAAGCTAATAGCCCTATCTACTACTGATTCCCTAAACTCTAAATCATCCCTATTTAAATCCTCCTAGAATCTCTAGCAGGCTAACTAGATATTAGCTCCAGTAACAACATTGCCACTAAGTACATCATCCACATATTTATAGTATGGCTTCATAAATCATATACATATTTAATCTAATAACCATCAGCTTTCTTTATATTGGGATAATGCTCCTATAAGAATGCCCATTTTCTTGTTCCATGCCTATGCCACATAGTTATGGGATGCACTCTTTCACCAGTTTCCAATATGTAGAAATCAGACTTAATCTTATCTATTTGCCTATAGTTAGCAGCTTTATAAATAGTACCTTCATTTCCTACATCGCTACTATTATCAGCATAACTAATTAAATGCTTAATCTCTGGATGCACCTTCTTTAAATAATGATGCAGCAGGGATATAGTTATAGTTTCACTGAATTTAGGCATTTCATCACTTAGCCACATTCTATCAAACTCCCTAACTTCATCAGGATTATAGTTTCCCTTCTTTCTAGGATTAGTACCATAGCCAATTTGTAAAGCACCTGATACTTTGCCTTCATAATAAACTAAGAAAGATAAAAAGCTATTTCTAGTTACTTTGTGGCTGTAGTGATTAGCAATAATAATAGGGTCTGCATCTTTCTTTTTGCAAACTCTTATCTAGATGTTTTTGGCTTTGGCTTCATAGCCTATAATCTTACCATCATCATCTAATATAGCAGTTTTCTTTAGCTTTGTCATTATCTAACCTCCTTACTGTTCTTAACAAACTACTCCAGGGGTGATAGTTCCTTATCCCCACTATTTAATTTGGCTATCTTAGTTCTATCCTTAGCAGTTAAACCAAACTTTTCCATCACCTTCATAGCCTGAATCTAAGCATCTTTAGCTATCTTAATAGCTGGGTGTGGCGCAATATTACCCCTATCAGAAACTACTGTTAAACCATCTTTTTCTAATTGTTTGCTAGCTTTGATAAACATACTGTAATTTCTTGCCAACATAGTTAAAGCAGCGTTATCTACATCCTTCATCAGTGAATTATCTTCAAGCATAAGAATCACATCTTTCATATAATCCTTAGCTTCTTTCTCAATGTCTGTAGGTATTTTAAAATTATTGTTCATTCTACTTAAATTTTAGTCTGTATAATTATCTGATTTTTTCTTTTTCTACTAATATCCAGTACTTTGTCACACAAATAAAAAATGTCTCACAATATTTTTGAGTTCAAAATTTTATGTATATAATTAGGTATAACTTAATAATTAATCAAACCATGAAAATAACAAAGAAAGAAACTAGAGTATCTGTAAGAATCACACCTTATCAGGAAACACAACTTGACGTAATCAGTGAAAAGTTAGGCATAAAAAGAAGTACATTAGTTAGATACGCAATAGATAATTTAATCAGTAGTTATAATGATTTACAACTGGAGCAAATATAGAAGGAAACAGAATAATCTGGATAAATCTGAGTATAACTATATGGTTAATGAAGCTATCACCAAACATTATAGATACTTGCATAGTAGGCTAGTTAAAGTAGATGATGATGAAGCTACTTTTAATGATGCCTATTTAATGCTTACCAGAAAGTATAATCCAGAATAGGATTTCATAGATTAGTTTATCAAAGCCTTCAACTAGTTAAAAGGTGAATATCAAAGGGATGATAAATGTTATAACTATGCAGAAACAAAGGTGGAATATTATACAGATTATATAATGCCAAAAGAAGAAAAGAAAGAAGCACCCATACAATAGATAAAACCTAATAACCTAATAGAATCCATTAAGAAATATGCCATATCTGAGAAAAAGCGCAAAGAACAAAATAAAGCAAGTAAAAAGAAAAGAAAGATAGGAAATCTATCAAAGTAAGAAATGGAAAATGCTAAGATTATCCTATTTAATGCAGCATCCACTTTGTGAAGTATGTCTTTCTAAGGGTATAGTAAAAGCTGCTATCGACGTACATCATAAAGATTCATTTCTTAACTATTTCGGGGATAAAAGAATAGAGGTAGCCTATAATTATGATAATCTGCTGGCTGTCTGTAAACAGTGCCATGCCGACATTCACAAAAACGGCACTTCACATGGCTAACCTACATTCCCAGCATCATGCAGGATAAAGAGATCCCCCAAAAGGGCTAATCCCGACTGAATTTGAAAAAAGTTTATTTTTTATTTTGAGTAGCCAAAAATTATATATATAATTGTCCCGAAAGCAAGAGGAAAAACACTGTCATGGATTTTTGTCGTAAATGATTAATTTTTAGAGGATTTGTTACTAACTGGGGAATAGGGCTTGAAATATAGCCCTTTTCTTTAAGTCTCAATGTCTAAAAAAATAGGAATCTGAAATAATGAAGTTAGATGCATTTTTATATCAATTTCCCATTTCTTTCCGCTAGTTTATCCCATATCTTTCCTACACTTATCCCATTTCCTTCCGCTCTAATAATATAGTAATATAGATAATATAATAAGACTTTCAATTTTTCTAGCGAAAAATCAAAGTCAATATTTTAACAAAACATACATATATGATAATTTACAAGCCTTTAAACAAAATTTTTCGCAATCGCCTAGAACTGAAAGTAGCTATAGGACATGGCAATTTAAACAGATTAATTAAAAATTCATCAGATGATTTAATATACACAAATAATGAAGACTTATTAGCTAACTATGAGTACTTTTATTCAAATCCCATCAAACCTAATAAACCTAACATCAAGAAGTAAGTTTATAGAAATCTATTCCTACTTACTAATCAGAAGCCAAATTAAAGATAACAGTTACAAAGCATCCATTTCAGAAAAGGAACTGGCTCAACTAACAAATACATCAGATAGAACAATCAGAAACTATTTAGATAACCTTAAACCATTCTTTGAATATGTCACATTATACAAAGGATATGGCAAATATCCATATAATGTGTATCAGTTTACTAAGTTAGAAAACGATTTCTCTATAGTGTTGCCTGAATTAATTACTGATTCAGAACTTACAGCAGAAGAAAAAGGAATCCTGATAAAAATCAAACTCCAGTGCTGCAAAGGTACTAACTATATAAGATACAATTCTAAAGCAGACTTAACTTCAATCATTGGTATCAGCAAAAACTTAATAGCTAAAAAGTTAAAGCAATTAGAGGAAAAAGGGCATATCTGTTATATAGGTAATAGCCTACAGTTATCCTCTAAATATTTTCCTTTAAGTCTAGTTAAAGGTGATTCTGTTGATGCAGTGAAAAACTTCTTATATGAAACAATCTATAAATACTGTATAGTTAATAAGACTATACCACCACTAAGAGATAACAAAGCACTTAACTATTTAATAGCTAAGTTCCCAAATATAGATGATTCATTTGCTGAAATATTAGCTAAGAAATGCCAAACTTTACCAGCAGACATTTCATTAGATTACTTTGTAAAGGCATTAACAAATAACAATATAGATAGAACCAAACAATCATGCACATTTATACTATGATTCAAGAATTAAATAGACTGTTCCCAACTGGCACAAGAATAAGCAACAAAGAACTAAAAATAAGACTACAGCAGCTTTATAATAAGTATGGCATAGATGCAGTAGCTAAAGCTGTAGATATAACTAGATATGGGTATAAAGCTAAAGCTATTAAGATTCCGACAAATGAAGGTAGATTAAACGGATTAGAACTAACTATAATTAAATAACATGGAAAACAAAGAACTATACACTAAACTGGAAAACTTAGAAGCTATGATATATGAGATTAAGAAGAATCAGCTACAGCTTCTATAGTTAATGATTCAGATGAATAGACATAAGTAATAGTCATAGCACTCAATCAGTACCACTTATAGCACTCAGATGATACCATTAATCAGATACAACAGTAACAAACTTTAAAAAGTAAAAATTATGATTTACAATCCAAATGCACAAGAATCAGAAAGAAAAGGTAGAAACATATTTCAGACATTAGCAGATTAGATAGGCTGGTAGATAGATTATACAGATGCAGAATTTTGTGATATAGATTTACACATCAAATGCACTAGTAAAGATGGAAGGAATATCTAGGCTGCTGGTGAAATAAAGAATAGGGATGCTAGTGCTATCAAATACTCTACACACATCATAGAAATACATAAGATTAAGGCTTTACTAGCTGACAATAAAGATATAGCCATGTTCATTAACATCTTTGGGGATGATATATTTATATATAATGTGGTGAAACTCGCTAGGATGATTAAGCATGGTGATATAAAGCCTTATAATAAGTATCTACCAGATAACAACAGTTCAAATAGATAGTTTATACCTAGATTGATTATAGAGGTATCTAAAGATTTAGCAGCACATTTTTAGAAAGTAAACGGAATCTGGAAAAGAATAAAATGATATACACCTTATTTATATTTAACGTAATGATAATACTTCATTTACTAGTTAGAATGCTAGTGAATTTTATAGATAATAAGCCTATTTTAGATGGCACAGAAGTAGATATAGAGATAGCTGGTAAAGTAGCAATATTAGCTACAATCATCATACTTTTAGTTAGTCTGATTTAACCATATTAGCTATAAGACAAAAGAAGCCAACCTATTAATTTAGGCTGGCTTTTTCTGTTTGTGGAAGTTTCTATTTATGAGCGTTATCTCATTTATTTGGTACTATTGTTTTTTCTCTCCCAGTAAAAACGTTAATATGTTTTACATCACAGTAATAAACACCTAAATTTGCTTCTAAACAATTACTTGTTAAATCTGGTGCAATAAAAGAATCTTTTGTCTCTAGACTAACATCCCATGACCAGTAGGAGCTTTCTTGTCCTAATAAAAAATCTGCAACTTGACTATTCTCTAGTCTAGAAACTATCTGTATTCCTTTTAAAGTATAAAGTTCATCTTCCTTTAATTTTGAGGCTAATGAATCAGGAACTACTGTAATTATATCAAAATTCACTTCTTCTAATGGTATTCTATAACTTAATCCATTAGTAATTAAGTAAGAACCGAATTGAGCTACATATTTATCATTAACTTTATTGATAGTTTCCAGTTCAACTGGTATTCCTTCCATCCAGTCTTTATGTGTTGAATCATTAACCGCTTTAATGAAATCATCAACTGTTTGCTTTTTGGTAATTTCATTATTAATGCAGTTTGGATTTTTCTTAACATAATCCATAACCCATTGTTCTATTGGATAAATTTTATCCACTTCTTTTGTTTTAGGGGAATTGCATGATACTAAAGCAATAACCCCTACAAGTAATAATAATAATTTTTTCATATCTAACTTATTAAATTCTACTTAAAAACTCTATTTCACTAAGAATCTCAATATCTTGCCCTTTATCTAATAAGGCTTTGGCTTTCTCTTGCTTTTTACTCATTCCATCCTCTCCAACAACACGATAATCTTGCTGTCCAACTACTAACACTTCTGTCTTCTTAGTTACTGAATCAGAAGGAATACCACCAACATCTTTTATCTTCTGTAGCAGTTCCTTTCTAGTACCATAGTTACAAGTTCCAGTAAAGCAAACATTCTTACCATAGAAGTAGTTACCTTCATCTGCTAATTCTGGATGCTCCTCTAGACTTTCTAACATTTCTGTTTTACTCTTCTTATTTATAGCTAATTGTGCTATGAAGGTATCAGGTGCAAATTTACCTCTATGAAAATGGTACTTTTCTTCCAGTTCCTCCAGAGTGCTACCATCCATATCTAAGCACTTCAATAACAATTTAGCGCAACCTGCTGAATCATTATCAGCTTTATGATGTCCATCAAACTCTATTCCTAGATATTTCAGTACCACATCCAAAGAATAGCTATAGCAGCCTTTAACTATGTATCTAGCAATTCTCAAAGTACAAAAGTAATCAAATGTAGGATATTCTATCTGATAGTTATCTAAGGCATCACGCAAAGCATACATATCAAATGAAGTATTGTGTGCCACTACTATCTTATCCTTTAAATATGGATATACCTCTTTCCATACATCAGGAAATTCAGGGCTATTCTCGGTGTCTTCTGGTTTGATACCGTGAATATGTATATTGAAGGCATCATAGTCGTTTCCTTCTGGTTGTACGAGCCAACTTTTAGAAGGTTGTAAGATACCATCTACTACTTCTGTTATACCAATTTGGCAGATGCTACTTCTATCTGCATTGGCGGTTTCAAAATCTATAGCAACAAAATTATTCATATTGCTTTGAATTGTTAGTTTGTAAATATGTCGCAAAAGTAACGAAAATATTGCTACTATAGAAATGCTAGCCATTTATTTAAACTTCTTTAAACCTTCCGCTCTGTTAATTTATACAAAAGCTCTATTGGTCTATCAAAATTAAGTAGTATCTTTGCAACGTGTTTGTGAACAAAAAGCGTGAACCAAGTTTAAAAGAGGTTGCAAAAATGCTTATAAATAAAGGAAATAACAAGTTTTTCGGCAAAGATACTCTTTTTTCTCGAAAAATTGTTGTATTTTTGCCATAAATTAATAAAATAAGTATTAAAAGCTATATATGAGCGACG